ATAAAAAAATATCCCCCAAGTGTGCATCGTTGAGAGGCATGGGAGATCTGCTGTGATTGGATACCCGCACCCGACCTAGCTTTCGCGATAACATGGAGTTAACTTTCAATCGGGGCAGGAATCCCACCTACTACGCGCAATGCTGCGTTTCGCAAGTTCGCGAGAATAATACCAGAGAATCTGTCGAATTCAAGATCAAATATTGAGCGGGACCGGTATCACCAGACGTATGGCAGACGTATGGCAAACGTATGGTTTCCCGCGCTGCAACCCTTGTAGAATAAAGGAAAATCGACAAAGTGAAAATAATTGCAATTTGTGCTTTACAATTTACAAGGGAATCGACTATTCTTTGCGCGTCACCCGACACCAACTACCATGAGCATCACAATCACAATCAAACCAATCAAAGTTGACAAAAACACATACCGTATCGGTAAATGGCTTGTTGCTATCGAAAAACATTCCTCCCGCTCTTACGCTTGCGGCATGACAAAAACCACAACATGGAATACATGGCGTGCAATTAACACCGAAACATTTGCGGTGGCAGACAACAAGAGCGGCAATGGTGGTATCAAACAAGCAGCAATCAAGCTTTCGTAACATGAAAACGATCAATCAGCCAAAACAATCGCAACCCTTAATAAAGGTTGCAGAAATGCACGGTAAGACAATTGTCAAAACTGTAACAACTAGACACGTCACATATTACATCATGCATCCATCTGTTCGCGGTGGCGAATGTCCACTAGTCGGCATTTTGCAAATTACCGCAAAAAAAGCCACAGCGGATCACGACAAACAAGCAATGGTAGTTGCTACCGTTGCACTAGCAGGTAGACCGTAATATTTACACCAACAGGGGCGCGGCTGTAACGCGCACAACCAATTTCTCAACATGATACCAACAAACAAACGAGGCGCGGTCACTATCGCGCTGGGCAAAGATGGGCTTGCACAGCTACGCGCTGCTGCCAAGCGTGCAAACACAAAACCGGCAAGCGTTGCCAAGGCTCTGATCTTCTCAGGCATTGACCGCGTTCTGACCGGCGAACTCAAAATAGAAACAAAACCAAGACTAACAAAATGAGCATAATACACCCACTAAAAATTGATCTGCTAAAGATACCAGGCGCACGCAAATTCACAGCGAAGGACGGAAGCTTGCATGTTGCCATCCCTCACCCTGCGGTCTTTATCGGAGAAAAGGGAGCATACCTGAACTGCGACCTCACCGAGCGCAGAGAGATCGACGATTACAAAAACACTCACAACATCGCGCTGCAACAAACGAAGGAAGAACGACAGGCTAAGGTTCAGAAAATCTACATCGGCAATGGTAAGACTCTGGAGTTCGGCAGCACCTCGGCACCAAGCAGCACTGGGCGAGGACCGCAGGCTCCAATGAACGACGATGACGATTCGGACATCCCCTTTTGATCTATGAACGACAACCCACCAATTCTAGGCGTCATCGCCCTCTACGCATTCGGAGTCGCAACCGGATTCGGCATCGCAGCAGTATTCTACGCATTCGCATTCTAACCAAACTACCAAACAACCATGACAACAGAAAACACACAAATCGCCAATAAGCCACGGACTCTCAAGGGTCTGCTCTCCGAGGAGAACGTCAAGAACCAGTTCGCTCTGGCTCTACCAAAGCACCTGAGCGTCGATCGCTTCGCACGGGTCGCCATCACAGCGCTGACACGCACGCCGAAGCTACAGGACTGCACGCCGGAGTCATTCATGCGTTGCTTGCTCGACCTCAGCGCGCTCGGCATCGAGCCAGACGGTCGCCGCGCTCACTTGATCCCCTACGGAAAAGAATGCACGCTCATTCTCGACTACAAGGGCATCGCCGAGCTGGTCATGCGCAGCGGCACCGTGACGAGCATCCATGCCGACAAGGTCTGCGAACAAGATCAGTTCGTGGTCAACCGCGGCAAGATCGAGCAGCATGTCGTTGACTACAAAGGTGCGCGCGGCAATGCCTACGCTTTTTACGTCATCGTCACATTCAAAGATGGATCGGAAAAGTGTGAGGTTATGACGCGCGATGAGGTCGAAGGAATCCGCAAGCGTTCCCGCGCTGGGAACTCTGGACCGTGGGTGAGCGACTTCGATGAGATGGCAAAAAAGACAGTCTTTCGCCGAGCATCGAAATGGCTCCCGCTATCACCTGAGATCCAAGACGCGATCCGCACGGATGAAGATCGTGAGTTTGCACAGGCTCGCAACGTCACGCCGACAGTACGCGCCGAGGCAATCAACCCGTTCGCGCCGATGCTCCCAGCCATCGAGATGGAGCCTGCACAGGAAGGAGGTGAGGCATGAGCAAGATTGAAGATGGCGGGGCAGCTTTTCCACTACCTAAACAAGTTTTCGGTGAAAATATACACCTTGAATATGCAGACAAAGGCATGACCCTACGCGACTACTTCGCGGCGGCGGCTTTATCAGTCGCTTTAGATAACTGGAAATCTTTTAATGCTAGGCAAGAAGACGATGAAGAACCATCTATTGATCTTGTTGCGCGTGAAGCTTACGAAATTGCAGACGCGATGCTCACAGTTAGAAAGGGGGATGCATGAACTACCACGTTGTTAATATCGACCAAGGCACCGAGGAGTGGCTCAACGCTCGAAAGGGCAAATTGACCGCATCGCAGGCGGCAGGTATCATCACGCCTACTGGCAAGCTCGCAGCGGCATCAAAAGGGCTGATGCGCAAGCTGGCGCGGGAATGCCTGATCGACGATCCGCACGCCTTCGCCGGCAACGCAGCGACACAGTGGGGTCATGACCACGAGCCAATCGCACGCGATGAGTTCACCGAGATCACAGGTCACGCTGTCGATACCGTGGGGCTTCTACAATCGATGCTTCATCCGTGCTTGGCTTGCTCACCAGACGGTCTGCTCATGATCGACGAAGTGATTCACGGGCTGGAGATCAAGTGTCCCAGCGTTGACACGCACGTTGACTATCTACTCGACGGTGAGCTTCCCGCCAAGTATCGACCGCAGGTTCACTTCTCGATGGCGATCACCGGCATTCAGACGTGGTATTTCATGAGCTACTTCCCCGGGCTTCGACCATTGATCCTGCCGGTGACTTGGGATGACTACACCGACAAAATCAAGATCGCCGCGCTCGCATTCGCATCGGAATATGAGCAGGAAATGCCGAAGATTCTCGAAGCAATCAGACGGTAATGGGTGAGACGGAGACACTTGAGAAACTCCGCCAATGGTGGCAGGCTGCTCCGAAAGACGAGCGGCTTGCCATCAGAATCACCGCGGCAGCTGTGAAGGTCAACGACGAGGAAGTCAGGGACATCGTGCAGCGGCGCATCGAGGCACACTGGAGGAGGTTCGTGAAAAAGGACTACAGCAAATGAAACATCAACACGGAATACAAAGCGGGCAAACGATCAAGGATGCGCACTCACCGGCTGGGCAATTATTCTTTGCTCCACCGAACTACGCAGACCTTCCAGACTGCCCTGTGTGCAAATTCGGGACACCGATGGAGCGCAAGGGTCGGCTCGTCTGCATCGACTGCGGCGCCACCGTGGGAACAATAGACAAACAAACGAAATAAACGAAATGAAAGAAAAACCAGACATTATTATCGGCATCGACAACGGCATCAGCGGCGCTCTCGTAGCACTCTCAGCATACAGCGGTATGGTTCTCGAAAGTATTCTCATGCCGACAAGAATCACCGGCAGCAGCAGGGAGTGCGACGCTATCGCGGTCTGCGAATGGATCGAGAAGTTTCAATACTCCGACGAGGTCGCGGTGGCACTTGAGACGCCGAGTAAACACTCACCGGGCACACTCGCTTTGTGCTCAATGTGGGACTGCTACGGCGTGATCCGCGGCATTCTCGAAGCAAATAACATTCGGCACATTCGAATCGCCCCTCAGACATGGCAGAAGGAAATGCTCGGCAAGGTGCCAAAGGGTGAGACGAAGCCATACGCCAGAGCGAAAGCGAAAGAGCTATGGGCGACTGAAACATGGCTGGCAACAACGCGCAGCAAGAAGGCTCACGAAGGGCTGGTCGACGCCGCACTCATCGCAGAATTTTACAGACGAAAAATATGAAACCACTGAAACTACTACATATCCTGCGCAAGATGAATTGCGAGGACCAAGCACGGAAGGAACTACCACCTTTCATTCTCCACCACAAAATCTCCCGCGCGATCTTGCTGCTGGAGCTGCTGAAGTTCGACCGACCGGTGAAAACCTCGGAGATCGACCCGCAGTCACAGATGATCGTCAACTACCGGTTTACAAAGCGCTGGGAGGACGCCGCGGAATTCATCATTCAAGACTGCCAGCAACGCGCAGGCAATTCGCCGCAGACGGTTTACAACTACATTCTGACGGATCGAGGACGCGCTGAGGCACTGGAGATCGAGGGCAATCTGCAACGGCTGATCGACAAACAAAGAAAAAACGCTTTACAACCGGCAGACATAGGTTAAATTTCCGCGTCACGAAAGTGGCAACCCCTTGGAACGGGTTAACTCTGAAGAGCAACTTTCGCTCTTGATTTTTCGCTAGCCGGTCAGACGGGTTCCAACTAGCGGAGAGTCAAGAGCTTTTTTATTTATGAGCAACGACGAATACAAATTATCACGGGAATACGAAATGACCGTTTTTATCAATAAAGCTGGGACTATCACAATTATACAAAAATCAGATAGTTTGAATCCAGATGATGGTGATGACATGATTGTCATTGGCAGCTTGCACAGAGCGCGTGAATTAGCGAAAGCGATTCTGGCTTTGTCGAAAATAGCAACTTTCAAAATGGAGGGAGAAGAATAATTGTATGGCAGGAGATTGGATAAAAATAGAACACGCTTTACCAGACAAGCCAGAGGTGATGGAGATTGCAAGTGCTTTAGCTATTGACGCTGATGCCGTGGTCGGAAAGCTCATTAGGGTTTGGACATGGTTTGACATCCATACCGAAAACGGTAACGCAAATGTAACGATGACAGCGTTACTTGATCGTTACACTGGAGTTACAGGCTTCGTTACAGAAATGCAAAAAGTCGGATGGATCACAGAAAGCAACGGATTATTGACGATCAATAAATTTGAAAGGCACAACGGGCAAACCGCGAAAAACCGTGCAAATACAAACAGAAGAGTCGCTAAGCTGAGAAAATGTAACGATGACGGCGTTACAAATGTAACGGCACAAACGTTACAAAAACCGTTACCAGAGAAGAGAAGAGAAGAGAAGATATTAGTATTATCTAAAGATAATACAGACCTGCCTTTTTCGTCTCCCCATTTTCTGATTTTCTGGAGCAACTGGGAGCAGCATCGAAAAGAGATCAAAAAGAAGCTGACACCGACAACCAAGAAACAACAACTTGCCAAGCTTGCAGAGATGGGAGAGGCGCGAGCAATCGCAGCTTTAAAACACTCGCTTGCGGGAGGCTGGCAGGGAATTTTTGAGCCTGACAACAAATCAGCGAAGCAACTACTATCCCGGGATGACCGACACCCGAACGAACTCAAAGAAGAAACAGACTTATCAACCCTTCCCGTGTGGGACGCAATGAAAGACAAATAACATGAAAGAACTAGAATTTATCGACCGCATGATTGCGGCAATGCCAGACGACCCGACCGATGAAGAACT